ATAAATATGCATTTCTACATTTGGAGTTTCTTCCGGAGATATAGAAACTTCTTTTAAATTTAGAAATTTAAGAATTTCTTCATCCCAAACAACTCCGGAGTTTCTTCCTTTAGATTCTATTAATGATTCGCTATTTGAATATCTAGATATTGCCATTATTAATCCTCATAGTTACTAGGCTGGTTAGATTTGAAATTTTTTCCGGGAAAATAATTTTCAATCACTTCTCTTACGTCATTTGGCCATATAAAGAAATATCTATTATTTGCACGATTTAGTTTGCCTCTTGCATATTCAACACAATCATATTGTTGTTTAATCATATATTTTACAATATCATCTATTTGTACTCTTAAACTTTCGCCTTGTTCAAATAATTCTAAATCTATATTATCAAACTCTTGTTCTATATTTTCTAAATCTGTTAATATTTGTTGAAATTGACTAACAGTGGTTGAATTTATAACACGACTATCTATGTCTGCTATATCTTGTAACGACTGATCTACTAACTGTCTAGTAGCAAAAAACGAATCATCAATTTCTATACATTTATCAAATAGATCTACTGATTGGCCATTCGCATCTGACAACCCACTTACTTCTTTACGTACAAATTCTAGATAAATATATGTACCTATTATTACTTTAATATATGAAATCTTTTTTAATAATTTTCCTTGTCTATTACCTGCCTGCCCTCTAGGCATTCCATGACGAAATGGTTGTCCTCGAGGTGTTAAATCAACATCTAGAAAAACTGATTTAACTGCCGCTGCTGCTCCGGCTGCAACCGCAACTCCTGCTGCTATAGGCAATGCCGATAAAGCAATCCCAACTCCTGCCGCGCCAGCTAAACCTCCGCCTATACCAGCGCCAACAGCTAAGCCTGTGGCAATTCCTACTCCCGCTACTGCCGCCCCCGTGCCGGCAACCGCTGCTTGAACTGCTGCACTTCCTCCCGGCACCGCATTTTCCATATCAGGTGCTGTAAATAATTTTTTTCTACCTGTATTTAAATATCCTGCTAATTTTGATAATATTTGATCATCTTGTTCGATTAGTCTAGTAAAATCTCTTCGGCCTTGTTCATAAAACATATTATCTTCAGCATTTTTTGACATCTTAAGAAATAATCTATCTGCCTTTTCTGCTAATCTCATAAAACTGCCTTCACTCTGTTTTTGCTTAAACTTTCCTTTGCTTCTTCTACCTTTATTTTTTATATATTTAAATTTATCGTTAGAAAACATTATTTTATATATATCACCGCCAGGACCTAATGCAGTATTAGCGTAATTCAAATAATTTGCAGGTGCTGCACTAAATCGCTGATCAAGTTCTGCTGCTCTTGATGATAATCTTGGCAGTAGTTCCATTATATCTTTTTTAATACTATCTACTGCCGCTTGTGCCGCTGCTTGTGCTCGTAATACACTCACATTTTCTCTAGGATAATATGCTATAGAGCCGGGCGGCTCATAAGGTTTCAAATAATCTACTTCAAACGGATCGCCGCCATTATTATACTTATTTAAATAATCTTCATATTCCTGAGGTTCAAGTCTATCTACTTCTGCAATATGGGAAAAATCAGTCCATCCTGGTGATTTAGCTTCGCCGGCTACAGCATTACTGTAATCAGTCACAATTTGATTGAATTGCGGAAATAAAGGATCTCCCGGTATTGGCACTCTTCCATAAACATAATTAAATATAAGCTCATAGAATGATCTAATCTGATCTGTTTGTTCTTTTATATCACCATCCAAAACATTATCATCTTGAAATACTGTCATACCACCGTTAGAAATTATTGTGTTGATTAATCCATCAGCGCCATACAACCCACCACGTAAGAATCCAGTTTGTAAAGTGGCACCTGTATTTAATACTGTTTCAAAATCTGATCGAGATAGATATCCTATTCCAGACAAATCAATATTATTAATTATTGCATATTCTCGTAATACGTTAGAAGAAATAACTTGTTTCCAATATCCATTAATCATCATACGTATTAAAAATACTTTATCATCACTCAAAAGATTTGGCGTACCACTCTCAATACCGGCTTGGTTATATGGAATAGTCCATTGCAAAGCAATTAGTTTGCCTTCAAATTTAGCACGAAGTTTTTCTCTATATGTTTGTTTTTGATATACTAACTGATCATAAAATCCATCAAATCTCATTTCCGGAACTATTAAATAATCTCCTGGATCTCTTTGAAATTGTACAGCATTTTCATCTTGCCCGGGAACATATCCACTAGCAAATCTAACTCTAGGATTCCAACTTATAGTTCGATCTAATACTTGACGAAATCTAAATTCTTCAACCGGATCTATTTGACCATCTTCATCTTGTGTAAATTTTCCATCTATTTCTAAATCAAATTCTCTAGTCTGTTCAACAGTAGCTTCTTTTATATCACCATAAGTTTTGTTACGTTCTACCAACATAACTTCTAAAGTTTTATAATTAGGTATTGGTAATGCAGCACTATTCTGTATAAAAAATACACAAAAAGTAGTTTTTACTACATCATCTGGATTATCATATTCAGACATTCTGTCATCTATTGTAGCGGGGCCTCGTTTTATATATTCGTTATGAAAGTCTGGCGGATTAAGATTAACTTCTTTATTAATTAAAAATAATCCATCTACTCGAGGAGCAGATATACTATCTGGATCCACATAATAATCCCATTCGTCTTCTAATAATTCATCTAAATCATCATCATCGATGGTTGGTAACATTTTATTAATTTTATATTTAGTATATGTTATTTGTTCGGCATTTAAATCTAACTTTTGATTCACATCACGATCTGATAAGTTAAGATCTTTAACTGATACTAATATAGGTTCTTTCTTTTCGGTATTAGTTTGAGAGACATATGTTTTGCCATTAGCATATAATGGATTATCCGGAAATTCTTCACGCATTACATTTATTAGTAATCCATGCAAGTCTTCTACGTCTGACTGATTGCCATTTTCTCTATCTGTTAGTTTATTTCCCATTATTTAACAACCTTAAAATAAAATCTATCATCATGTATTTGTACATCATCACCACTATCTCTAATAACCTTTAATGCTATTTTATAATAACGTTCTGGTAAAAAAGTATTTAAATTTAATTTGAAAAAGCTTCCTTTATCATCACAAGATATTTGAGTAGAACTCTTTACACCCTCATCAAACGGAATTATAATTTCATTAGTCACAGTATCAGATATACTATAATAACTAGTTACTGGCAATCTATCTTTTGTTAAATAGAAAGAACTAGTAGAATAACTAGCTATTGGAAATTCAGGTCTTACGCCGATTCTAAATTTTGTTATATCACCAGATCTATATTCTGGCCTTATATTTTTTATATAAGGTACGTACATATCTGTACTAATTTCATTGAACGATCCAGTACCAGATAGATTCACATCATTATAAGCAACTTCTAATCTAGGTAAAAATATAGTATGTGATTCTCTTCCAAAAAACTTAATAGAACCTAATATAGACCCATTAATTTCTTCATCATATTTTCGTTTAATTATAAATCCATTATTAGTGATATCTTCATTTACCCATTTTTGTACTATATTAGTAACATCCATTCTAATATCCGGTGATTGATTTTGAAACGATTGACTAGCTTCATATCCAGATCCTGTCATCCACGTGCCGCCACCTTGATTATCAAATACACCAAGATTATTATAACTAGCAGCAGATCCAGTATTCCATACTGTGCCAGGATTCTTTGCATCTCTATAATGCCATGATGCTCCATTAGTAGTTTCTGGAATATCAGCATGTGTTCCATTTCCATTATTCCATGATTCTGAAATAGGAAATGCTTTGATAGTGTAAGATAAAGGAAGATCAGATGCATCTGACGCCTTTAAACTTAAAAATATTGAAGAAGAATTAATTCCCGTGCCTATAGGCGGTATTTTTCCGTTACTAACATCTGTTGTAATTGAAGATATCTGTGATCCAAAATCTAATAATATTCTTGTATTAGTTGTATTAGCTTGTATAATACCATTTAATTTAGATCCAGAACTAACTTTTGTTAATTCTAATATCTGATCTATTCCAGTATTTTGATCTGGAAATTTTTCATATAATGTCGTATCTTTTTCTGCGAAATATAATTGATACATTTGTTTCCTTAATTACTTGTTATTTTTCCTTTGATATCTGCATTAGGAAATCTTATTTCAAATATACTAGGATCTAAACTAGGATATACAATATTGTTTTTTGTAGCCGTTTCGATATCATATAGATTACCCACATACCCTTTAGTTAGATCATATAAATTAATAATTTCAAATTTAGATACACTCTGAACTCCTTCAACCTTATCTAATTCTGTCATTAGATTTGATATATTTAATGGCATGTTGATTTGCATTGAATCTATTTCAAATAAACGTTTTAATAAGTCAATACATCTTAATAAAACTTCATTACTATTATATCTTGGTCTAGGTATAATTTCAAAATCAATTCCTATATTAATTATATGTGCTGATTTTATATTTAATGCATCTGTTAACATTCTAAAGTTTGATAAATATGTTCTTAAATTTTGTTTTAATGCTTCATTTAATGGTACCAATCGCTTATTATCATCATATGATAAAGTATATAAATTTAATGCTAAAGGATTAGAAATTGTTTCACGTGGATACGTTACATCTGACGAATCTTGTTGCATATCTCCGATTACATATGCTTTAGCAACCGATCCAAATTTCTTTGGCATAGAATAACAACGTACTATATAATCTTCTCTAGTTATTGCTCTATTCTGTGCTGCAAATGATGCCATTGCACTTTGTCTTATACTTTCTATATTCTGTTTTTCTAATCCACCTACTGCCGGCACTGAATTATTAACAGCAACAGTACTTTTAACAAATGTTGTATCTACACCGGTGTAATTAATACTGTCATTATATGATATGGTATCAATTTTATTTATTGAGTTAACAACAACATTATCTTTTATTCCGCCACCGATTGTATATGTGATAGTTAATGTGATATTATCCGGTGCTAATCCATATGTACGAGTCTTTAAAAAATTGGTAGGATCGACATTGGTAGTAGTAGTTCTAGTTAAATATTCTAATCCCATTCCTACATTTTTTGGATTTGGAATTAACTCTTCATCTGCATCAGAACTTATTCCGGAGCCAAATATCAATTCTGTTTTGTTATCATCTCTCAGCCTTGTTATAAATCGTCTCGGCGTTCTTTTCAATTTTAATATGTAAGGCACAGTCGACTTATATTCAGCTAATTTTTCATCATTAAATTTAATATTCAATGTATCTTCAAATATAGTATCTTGTGCCAAATAATCTACTTCATGCCAAGTGTTTCCTCTATTATCTACTACCGATACAATATCTATCAAATTGTTATCTGGTAATGTAATTTTATCATATGCCTTAGGATCACCGAACGAGAATGTAGATGTAATAATTTCTCCGGATTGTACCGGTACTTGTTTTTTCAATAAATAATATTGTATATTGCCATTAGAATCTAATTCATATACAGATATATCTAAAGGATCATTAGCTGTATTAACATTAAAATCTACAGCTTCCAATGTTCTAAATAAAGTATTATTGCCGCCTACTAATCTAGCACCGGCATCAACATTTAATGCATATCGATAATCAGGTAAAGAATTAGTACCAGATCCTATAGATGGCACTAATTGAAATATATCTACCATACAATTAGATGGCGAATTTAATTTTGATTTAAAGCCAAATAACTGAGCCATCTGTAGTACATTACTATCTTCTTGTGCACTACTCAATAAACTTTCTCTAAAGGATTGATCTGAATAAAATGAAAGAACATCACCTACATATGATGCCATTTCTATAAACATCATTCCAGGCGATGTTTCATTAAAATCCGAATATGTATCCGGGAAATAATTTTTTGCAAAGTTTATTAGATTTTGTCTAAATTGCCCAAAATCTTTATTTAAATATTTTACGTCTTTTTTTACTAATTCCATTAATATGCTCCTCCGGTAGCAATTGGCGCTAATTGTAATTCTACTTCAGGCGTACCTCCATCTTGTACTACTATAGATTCTGGAGATGCGAAAATTACTATTTCTTGATTTGATCCATTCTCAGTAACACTAAATGATAACCTAATGGCTATTTGTTGATCATTAATATTTCTTACAATTTTCAATTCACTTATTTTTATATATGGCAACCATTTTTCAATATCAGCTGTTACTGTTTCTTGTAATTGTAATTCTAAATCAATTGTACTGTTTTCAAATAATGCTGATTGAATGTTAGTCCCAAAGTCCGGTAAAAAATATCGTTCACCTTTTCTAGTAAGTATTAAATTTTTCAAATTACTTAATGCCTGTTCTTCCGTTGTATAAGAAGATACAAATACACCTTTGCCGGAACTCGGATTTGAATTATAAGTAGATTGTAAAGATCTAGAGCCTCCGGCTGATTTATTTAAAGGTAATAATATGCCTAATGGTTTGTCCGGCGTATCATTAAATGGTTGATATTGAAATACTTGTCTTGCCAATTATCGTTTTCCTTTTCTCTTGTCAATTGCTTTCATTAATTGAGAATAATCTTTTGTCATTGCATTAACAACAGTAGCAACATTTTTATTACTAGTATCTGCCGGTTTACCTTGTATATCTGTGACTGGTGGAATATTAGGTTGTCTAAATGATTCTGCCATTTCACTTTTAAAATTTGCCATTGATGGATAATTTTCTTGTGTATTACCACTACTATTAAATCCAGATGTTTCATTTAGTATGTCATTCAATATATTATCTTTCACATACTTCTTGGATGGTTTAGAAGGTGTATTAGATACCATATTAGATAGATCTATACCATGTGTTATTGCCTTTGAATGATCTGTCTTTCTTTCGGTTAATACAGATCTTAACTCTTTACGTACAACAGATTGTACTTCTTCTCTTATAACTTTACGTAATAATTTTACGAATAATTCTGATTTCATTATTTATCCTTTTTTATAAATATCATTGTATACTAATTCAGTTATGTTATTCCGTTAAATACTACAATAGTAAATGGTGGTACTGAACCTGGTGGTAGTAATCCGATATAAATTCCTATAATCGTTGATAAGTGATTACTAAATGCTTTTGTTAAATTGGTTGCTGTGGCTTGTGGACTAAAACTTTTGGTCATAGCAAAATGTAAATCTTTAGCTAGTAATAATGGATTGCCCGGAAATAAGACAATAGGACTAGGTAATATTACAACTGGGTCATTAACTACTGCCTGACTAACTATTCTAGAATATAAAGATTTAGTATCGCCATCTGAACTACCTAATGTTGCTAGAAGTGGTGCTGCATCATCTGGTAACGCTGATTTGAATTCGTCATCCGAAAGAAACGTGCCTGTAATTACCGGTGCTACACATGGCGGCGGAGCGGGTAATGGACTAATTAATACACCAATTCCAGGAGTCCAATATTTTATAAATCCTAATGCAGCCGGAAGGAAATCTTTTACTGTTAATGTATCTGTCGCAACTTTCCCGGCATTTAGTACTTTCTCCATAGCATCTCGTAAAATTTTTTGACGAATAATGCCATTAAGTACTGGCTGTGGAACTGGTCCTGTTGAGTAATTAACTGTTATTGGTGTAGTAGCTACTGTATATGCACCTGCTATCATTTTTATAAATTGATCTTGAGACAGTGTTCCTTTAGTTAAAAACTGAGATACTGTATTTTCGAATGTGGGCCAAAGTGCTGGCATCTACTGCCTCATCTGTGTTAGTTTGGTTTTTATCTTTGTTGCGCCTGCTAACAAAGTAGGATTGCCGGAAGTCGGTCCGACACCAGTTAAATAATTTGATTCAGCTCGAGCTGTCTTCATTACTTCTTCTAGAAGTTCGTCAAACAAATCAAAAAACTGATTCATATCCATTGCCCATGATGGAGTAGCAATATTAACTGATTCGGCTCCGGATAATAAGATATGATCTTCCTTAGCATTAAATAATAGTCTATCTGCAGATATTATTGCTTGTGCACCGGAATAATTTTTTATACTACTATTTGAAATGCCTTTTCCTAATTTTGTCTGTGATGAATCAATATTAATTTTTTG